CATCCGTAGTTTGTCGATTAAAAGGTAGAAAGCACTTGATAAGAGGAAACCACGATCATAAAAATGTTTTAAAAAGATTAGAACAGCATCTTGTTTGGATAAAAGATGTATATATGTTAACTGTTCAAGATATCAGCCCTATTCTTGGAACAAAAAATCAAATGCTATGGTTATCTCATTATGCTCATAGAGTGTGGCCTCAAGGTCATTATGGAGTTTTTAATTTATACGGTCATTCGCACGGAACATTACCAGATGATCCTGATGCGTTAAGCATAGATGTCGGAGTAGATTGTTTTAATTATCGGCCTGTATCCTATGAGGAAGTAAAACAAATAATGGCAAATAAGATAAAAAAATCTAAAAAGTTACAAGATATATTTAGAAAGGATTAATATGTATTGTGAAAAATGCGGGAGTAAACTAATGTGGAGAACACTACAAGATGCTGGATTTAATATTAAAACTGGAAATCCTCAAGTCGTAGAAATAAGGACTTGCCCATCAGCAGAAGCATTACCTTGGTATACTCGTATCTTAACCCGCCATAGAAAATATCCGCTTATATATGCATATGGCGACTTCGCATATGCGGATAGCCAAACAGTAGATGTAAATAAAAAGGAAAAAACATGATACGGCAAAGTATAAATAAAAGAGCCTATGTTGTTAAATCATTAGAGGTTATTGATGGGACTAAATTCATAGGACGTATATATACAAAAAAAGGTATATTTCACATTATGAAGGGAGACAAAGTACTTGTTATTCGCAGGAAACGAATGATGAGGCCAGTAAAATGAAAAATACATTAGGAAGCCATGTACATGGAATATCATTATTTGCTATATTATATTTACTAGGTAAAGTAACTGAATATCATTTTTTGGAAGCAGCAATTGTAATTATTTTAATGTATGAGATTGGTTATACAATTCCGTTTATGGATTACTTGATAGATAGAAATGAAGATTTATTGAGGTTACTTATTAAGTTGTTTAAAAAACCTATACGACGAAGGAGATCACCTAAATAATGGACTTAACAAAAGAGGACTGGATAAAAGTGCATAGAGAATCTTCATGGTATAATGACTTACGAATTAACTTATTTGCCAAATTTTTACAAATTGATTCTAAAAAAGTACTTTCTACGCATAAAAAGTATGAAGGTAGTTACCATAAAAACATAACAGTTGCTTGCTTTGAAGATTTTTTGAAAGAAAATGGTTATATAATCGTAGATAACTTAGGAATCGAAGGAAATGATTATTTTCCTCTACGAAAGGAAGACATTGAAATAAGACCAGGAGTTTTTAAACGATGTATTACTGAAGGATTGATATTCCTTGAAAAAGATAGTCATAGGTGTATCTTAGAGTTTGAAACTGTATACGGGAGAGATGCTTGGCATGCAAATATTTATTATGATCCTGACCGTGAAAGTGATACGTTAAAATTTTTAACTGATCTTGAAGAATATTCAAATGAACATAACTATTTAAAAAATGCTAAAATTGATCCGTCATTGAAACATATTAAAATAGCTACTAAATATACATGGGATGATGTTATTCTAACTAGAGAAATAAGAGAAGAAATACAAAAAAATGTAGATAATCTATTTGCAAATATAGATATTTACAAACAAGCAAAGTTAACATTTAAACGAGGAATTATTTTACAAGGATTGCCTGGTACGGGAAAAACGTTAATTGGGAAAATGTTGTGCCAAACTTGTAATTGTTCTTTTGTTTGGGTTACTCCTAAATTCCTTACGCGAGCAGATGATATTGCAGCTGTTTGTCAATTAGTCCGTTCTATATCTCCAGCTATTTTGTTTTTAGAGGATATTGATTTATATGGAGAACATAGAGATGATAGCAGGGATAGAAGTATACTAGGAGAATTAATGAATCAACTAGATGGATTGATAGAAAACGAATTTGTGGTAGTTATTGCTACGACTAATGACGTAGAGAGTATAGAAAAAGCTTTGCAGAACAGACCTGGCCGGTTTGACAGAATTATTGAACTACCTATACCTAATTTAGACTGTAGAATCAGATTGCTAGAATTATATACTAAATCGTATATTAAAAAAAACATAAATTTAAAATCTGTGGCTAAACATATAGATAAGTTTTCATCTGCTCATGTAAAAGAATTAGTTAATACAGCGGTAATTGCTGCAATTGATGAAAAGTCTATTGATGCATCTAATAAAATAATTTTAACTAATGAACATTTTAAAGGAAATATAGAAAAAGTTAGGGGTATAAAAATAGAACCCACCTTGGGATTTACAGATACTAATACTAAATCCGATGTTGGCGTTCCTACCTTTGAAGATGATTAATAAATTTATAGCAATATGTCCTAAATGTGAAATTTTTTATAAACTGCAAGGATACTACCCTAATTTTTATTGTGCCCACTCTAAAAGTATTTCATTAAGAGGTATGAATAAACGGTGGGAAAACGCTAAAAAATATATGTATGAATGCCCAATAGAAGCTATAGAGTGTAAAATAATGGAGGAAATCAATGGAGTACGAAGCACGAAATACTGATAAAGAGCTATATAGAGAACCTACTGAGAAACATGGTGAAGGATATGAACCTAAAGTATGGGTTACTGAGAACGGTTCAATAGGAATGGAGCATTATGGAACTTGCGTAGTAAAAAGTATTGAAGGATGGGTTCTTGCCGTTTGGGGCCAAAAACCTTCGTTGAAATGGTTACGAGATGAGGAGTTTAAACAGAAGGACGAACTTATAAGAGAACTTGCAGAAGCATTAGATCAACTATGGGCGGAAACAGGCGGAGCTAGAACAGATAAATGCTATAAAATGGTGAGAGATGTGCAATCAAAATTGCAGAATAAAAAATATAAAAGTGTAACAGAAATGGTGAATGCACTATCGGGTTGGAAATTTCGTCTACGATGGAGGTGGTACAGACTATGGCAAAATCGCAATCTTTAAAAAGAAAAAGATATTCTTGCTGTAATGGTTCTTTAAAGTGTGCGTTAAATGTTCTTGAACGCACAGTGGATAGATTTCTTGCATTATATAGAAAAAACAAACGAAAGGGTAGAGAAGCGTTATTGAACTGGGTATTAGACGTAGACGAGACTGCAGACTACTATAAATGCAAAGCTCTACAATTACAACAGGAAAAGATACGTAAATAATACTTCAAAGGAGCTAACAATGTCTAAATGGATTGATATTGTCCCAGCACTACCAAATAAAAAGACAAACGTTTGGCATGTGAATTCTAAAGATTCGACACGATGGTTCAATTTAGGTGTTATTAAATGGTTTGGAAGATGGAGAAAATATTGTTTTTTTCCTAGTCTTGATACTGTTTTTGAAGAAGATTGCCTTAGAGATATTTCTGAATTTATTGAGCGTGCTACAAAAGAACACAAGCAGAAAAATAAAGAACCTAAATTGACAAGAAATACTAAAGGAAAGAAGAATAGTGAGTATTGGAAATTAGCTGAAGAAACAGCTAGAATTGTTGCTAGTTGGCCTGCTTGGAAACGGAATGTTCAAATCGGAAAGATAAATGCAGAGAACAATCCTAAATAAAGAATGCCACAGAATGCAACCTGATGAACATAGACGGTGTTATTTTTGTAAAGGAAAACTGCGAAGAATTTCTGTTGACGAAGCAGGAGATAAATGAATGAAAACATTTTTAAAGCTTCTACCTTTTGGAGCTTATACAAATGACCGTATAAAAGAAATCAAAGAGGAAATATTAAAACGTGAAAAGTTAGTAAAGGTTAAAAAAATAAGCATAACGGCAATCGACAAAGCATATTTTAAACAAAAAGGGGAAAAATCAATGAAAACGACTGAATCAAAAGCCCATAAAAAACTATATCCTAAAAAACTTAAATTAAAAAATTTGATGCACAAACTAAATAAGAGGAAAAAATGAATACGTTCACTAAGCTAGTACAACAACAATGGGAATACGGCGGGAAAAAGTATGCAAGTACTGCAGTGAAAGAATCAACAGATATTTTAGTAGATGATTACGGATTTAACTGGCTGTTAGGAACTCTTAACAAATACATTTATCGATACAAAAATTTAGGTAGAGAAAAGGATTTACTGAAAGTAGCTTGTTATTGTTTTATTATTTGGCTAAAGTTTGGATTTCATATAGTAAAGGGTTATGGTACAGCAGGTGATAATTATACTACTGTGAAAGCAAAGGCAATGTATTGGGATGAGTTTATCAAAGTAATACAATCTGTAACATTAGATTCCGATGATCTTAAATGGAAAGATAAACACAAATTGCTAGATGACGTTACTGCACACTTATTAGACCTTAGAACTTGCTCTAATAGACATGAACTACCTTTGATAGCTATCTATCAATTAATGGAGCAAGTTTGGAAACTAGATGGATTTGATAAAAAAGAAGTGCATGACCAAGATACATGGCTTGAGGGGAAAGGAAAAAGTAAATGAAAAAATTTAAAGTAATTATAGAACCTGCTCAATATGTAGACAAAGGTGAAATAGTGCTAGAGGCAGAAACCGCTGAACAAGCTGGGGAATTAGCAGAAGAACTATTTGATGAAGACCCTACCCAATTTGATTGGCCTTCATCTGACTGCAGTGAATTAGATGTTTGTAATATAGTTTCTATAGAAGAACTAGAAAGTAAACAACATGAGAACAAACAAACGTAAAAAATTACAAGTAGATATTTCTAAACTAGAACAAACACCCTATAAAAATCTTAGTGCAATAGGTAAAGAACTAGCAGATGTATTTGCTGATATCTCATATGGAAAACGAGACAGTGTAGGAAAACGTATTCCTACAGAGCTTACAGAGGGTCAGAAAGCTAAATTTGATCTAGTTAGGGAGGCTTTTAAAGAATTAACTATACAACAAAAGCATGTACTTAACTTAACTTTTGGACTAAACGGAGAACAACCACATACGGAACGAGAAATAGCCAAAAAACTGAGCATTAGTCAGCAAGGAACGCATGACTTAAAAAAACGTGCCTTAAATGCTATTAAAAGAAAAATAGAGTTAAATGAGGTAGCTATTAAAGAAATTTCAGAAAAGTAGCTCTAACCCCTTGTCAAAACCCCTGTTTTGTGCTCTTAGTATGAGAGGACTATTCTTTTTTACCTATAACTGCGAAATTACTGTAACTCCTTCCAAATAAATAACTTACATCAAAATTCTCTCAATAACTGTGTCAAAATGAAACACTCTAGCAAGAACTCTGTCAAAAAATCTACTATAAAGTGTTGTACTGCAAAGAGTCGTCGCGGAGATTGCCAGAAAGTGGCAGGTTGGGGTACCAATCATCCAGGAATTGGTTTATGTAGATTTCATGGTGGTCGCGGTGGTAGACCTAGTGTTGATGTTATGACGCAGGAAAAACTTCGGGCAGCAAAAGAATTTTGGAATATAATTCCTGTTGATTCAAAAACATTCTTTAAAGACTATTTGTTTGAGCCTTGCTATCCTAGACAACAAGAATATGTAGATAGTATTTTAGGTACCGATCCATTAACATGGGATTCAACATATACTGAAGCTATAGCGTTGGTCGGCAAGGGTGGAGGTAAGGATCGTACAATATCAAAAATTCTTACATACGCTATTTATAAACTATTATGTATGAAGAATCCGCAACGTTTTTTAGGACTTAATGATAATGATTTAAGAAGTCCAGAATCTGCTATAGACGTTGGTAACGTTTCGTTAAATAGATTATTAGCACAAAATGTGTTCTTTAAAAATTTTGTAACAATGGTTAAAAATACTACAAATCCAGATACTCAAAAAAACTGGTTTGAAGAACAAGGTCTTAATTTAGGTACTGATATTTTAAAACGAGAAATTAAATTTCCGAAAGCTATAACTGCTTATTCGCTAGATAGCGTAGATTATACAGGAGAAGGTTTAAATTTATTAATTGTAATTTATGATGAAGTTGGAGGATTTGAACCAAAAAAAGCTAGTGAACTTTATACAGCTTTAACTTCTACACAAAAGACTAGATTTGGCGACAAACGAAAAACAATGTTATTGTCATATAAAAGAAATGACAATGACTTTATGCTGATTCGGTATGAACAAGCCAAAAAAGAAAGAAAAACTTTTAGAGTTAGAGCTGCTACGTGGGATTGGAATACTAAAAGACGAAAGCAAGATTTCTCAGAAGACTATTTTAAAAATCCAGAAGATTCAAAACGAATTTACGAATGTAAGGGTACTACTAACGAAGGCGGGTATTTTAAATACCAAAAAAGAATAAAAGAATCAGTAAATCCTAACAGACTTAATCCTATTGTAAATGAACTTATTTGGACTGATAAACTTTTAAAATTAAGATTTAAAGATTTTTTTATACCTAAAAGATATCAACCTTACTATGTGCATATTGACTTAGCAAAAGGTAAAGAATCGGGTGATTATTGCGGTATAGCATTAGGTCATCCTGTAAGAAATAAAGCTATTAAACTAAATGAAACTTATTTAGAAGAGTTAAGAAAAATAGAATCAATTGATTTAACAGCAACAAGTTTAGAAAAACAAATATCTGTAGTTATAGATTTAGTTTTACAAGTACGCGCCAGGCCAGGTCAGGAAATCATTTTTGATGAAGTCCGAGAATTTTTACATGGCTTAAAAAAAGTTGGATACGATATAAAAATGGTTACTTTTGACGGGTGGCAATCGATTGACAGTATACAGTTGCTTAGGAAGATTGGTATGAAAGCTGAATTGCTTTCAACCGATAAAAATACAAAAGCATATGATACGTTAAAAGAACAAATGTATAAAGGGTTATTAGACATTTATGAACACCCTATTTTTATTAGAGAATGTGAAGAACTAATCCGCAAAAAGAACAATAAAGTAGATCATCCAGATTTATCTTTTAGACGATCTTTAGAAGAAGGAAGAAAAGAAGGTTCTAAGGATGTTTCTGATGCAGTAGCTGGATGTACATTTTTGTGTATCGAATATGGTAAAACAAATTTTAGTTTTGGTCTAACTGGATCAGTTAATAGGCAATATTCAGGCTTTAGACGACCAGATGAAGATGAAAAAGATAAATTAGTTTTTTATGGTGAAAGACCTTAAAAGGAGCTAATAAAAATGTATTGTGATAATTGCGATCAATTAACTTGTTCTGTTAATACGACGTATCGTGTTACAAAAACTGGTAAAAGCATTACAATATATCATTGTGAGAATTGTAAAGCTACTATCGAAGTAGAACAATTTAAAGGGGCTACTATAAGAATTGCAAATAAAAAAAAGAGCAGTCAGTAGATAATCCTATACTATATTATAGTTCTATTGCTGCCTACAACTAGGGCAACGTTCCTAGTTGGATTTATATATTTCTATGGATACTATAGAGACTTTAAGAGATATAATGACAAAACTTAACAGGCAGGATTTTAAATCTGAGCTTCAGTATTTAAAAGAATCTCATGTGTATTCTCCGCCTTTCAAAAGACCAATGGATATACCACATAAAGATATTCATTCACGATACTCTTATCCAAAACAACTTAGTGGCATAGACGATGCAAATCGTCAAAAAATTAGATTAGCTGGAAACACCGATGGAAGTGGGCAAGGTATTACACCGTATCCAGGAATGCCAACCGGATCATCATATCTTACATAATGAATTCTTACATTTATGCCTTTACTCATCCTATTACAAATGATATTAGATATATAAGTTTTTATAAATGGTTAACTGAATAATACTAACTCTACTATAAGATTACAATCGCACATGGCGGGTACTCAGTCCCTTAATTCGACCCTGGTAAGTCGGATACTTATTTTAGAGCTAATTTAAAGGACAACATGGGAAAAAAATTTCTTACATTATATAAAGATGGAAAACGTTACGACTTTCCATTTAAAGAAGAAAATAATCAAAAAACTACTCAGGAAGATAACGATATTAGAAAAGTGGGTGCAGCAGTTTTGCGAGTAGGCGGAGCTTTAGCGAGAGCAGGAGCAAAGGCTGTACGAGCAGGTTCCAAAGTAAGAGCTGCTTCTAAGACTCCTATATCTAGAGCTGGAGCAGCCGACATAGCTGGTGGATTTGCTCCTGAAGCAAAAAAACTTCCAAGAGCACTTAGTACGTTAGTTCATTACGGCCTTCCAGAAGCAGTCACAGACGTAGGAATGACGATAGGACAAAAAATCAGAAGAAAGTTAGGAGGCATAGGCAGACTAGCAACACTAAGTCAAAAACTTAATAAAGTAGTTCGTAGATCAGGCAATAAATATGTATTATATTCTAAAGATGGCAGCAGAAAACTAGGAGAAGCAAGTACAAGAGCAGGTATAGAACGTAGAGAACGACAAGTGGAATATTTTAAACATAAAAAGAATACAGAACCTGGTGATGTAAACAAATTACATAATCGTGTACGATTTAGTAGAGAATCTTTTGTACCGACGGGTTCATTAGACAGTGGTCCATCAGCGGGTATACCACGAATTAAAAGACCAAGGCGTAGTGTTGCAAAAGGAAATGTACAAAAAAGTGTATTTCGTGCATTACGTGCAGCAGGCAAAGCAGCTGCACCACATATTAGAAGGGAGCTGCTGGAAAAACAGTTGATAGAGTTGCACCAAAAATGACTGCTAGGGAGTTTGCTGGTGGCTTAGCGAGAGGAACAGGTAGATTACTTACTTCAAGACCTGCCGTTTTTGCTGGCGCGTATGGTGCGTACCGAGGAAGAAAACAAATATATCAACCAAAACAAGGCCCAAAATCTAAACCTAGAGTTGAAGTTATCTCTCATAAACCTGGAGAAAGACCTTTAGCTCGTATCTCTGAGGAAGAAAGAGTGAGTAGATTACTAACTCCTAAAAAATTTATTAATAAAGGTCGTGCAGGAGCAATAGCTAGAGGAGCTAAATGGCTTGCCTCAAGAGCTAAATGGGCTGCTGGCGGAGCTGGATTAGCTGCCTTAACAGAAAGTCATATGAAACGTAAAAGTATAGGAAAAAATATAGCAACTCGTACTATTAGAATTCTTGCTAGAAGAGTAGCTGAACGTAAACTTGCTCCTTCAGCTTTATATAGATTAGGTGAACAAATAGGTCGTTCTAAAGCAACTAGAACCGGAAGACGAATAGCGGCTACGGGAACAGTTGCAGGAGCAGCTGCTGGAGGATTAACAGGGTTTTTCGCAGGTAGAGCAACTAAGAAAATGCTAAAAGAGGCCGATACTGCAGGTGTTTTGTCTGCTTCTCCATTAGGGAACCGTGCATATCAGAGACAACCAGGTAAATTACCTGGTGATGTATCTCAAGGTATTGCTCCATCTGTTATTGCTACAAGGGTAACGAAGTTAGGAACATTGCGATCCTTTATTAAACAAGTAACAACCAGAAAAAATGCTGCCTCTAGTGCCGTAAAACCAGAATATATGAAAGATAAAAAAATTATCACAAAAACAAGAAGTAACTTTGGAGCACAAGGAACAGAACCTGAAAGCTCTCCCATAATGCATCCTGACCAAAATGATTTGTTACCTCCTAGAGGAAAAAGTCCACAAGACATAAAAGACACAGTAGGTTCTGAAGGCTCTAATGAGGCAGCACGTTCAATGGAAATTAGACAAGAATTGGAAAAAATTAAAAGAGTCTTAGAATTTCTTACTAATAAAGCTCAAGAACAAGGAGTAGTAACTCAAGAGGAATTAAGCAGAGTTATTGAGCCTTTGATACAAGAATCACAAAGATTAATGAATATAGTTAGTCCTGAAACAGCAAAAGAATCAGAACAATTGCCTCAGCAATTAATGCGTACAGAAACTATTAATGATATAGAGAAACTATACGACAAAGTAAAAAAGATAACAAAAGAAATTCGTAATCCTAAATTTTTACAAGTACTACATAAACAATCATTTACAAAAATAAAAGGTTGGCATGGAGAAACACAAGAACATGCAGAAGCAGCTAGGTTGGGACATCAACGTGCAGGACGCGGTGGAAAAGATGATATTAAAGAAGTTCCAAAGCTATCACAAGCACGAAGAGAAATTCAAAGAGAAGTTAATGTTCATGCTGATAAAGTTATAAATAGATCACATAAAATTGCCTCTAGACTTATAATAGGAAGCCCAAAAAATTTGACAAAGAGTCTAAAGTCAGGAATTTCTATGGTAGCGGATGAAGTAGTTGTACCTGTAGCATTTGGTATATTAGGAACACTTGCGACTTTAATGGCATTAGGAGTTTCTGGCACAGCCATTGGCGGAGGCATGGCTTTAACATTAGCACGTACATTAAGAGCGATAACTTCTATGAGAAAACTAAGATTTTTAAGTCCTGCCGAACGTCCTGTGTCTGGATTTTTAGCTAGATTAGGAAGAAAAGCCGGGGGAATGGCTGCTCTTAGAGCAATAAGATAATAGGAGAAATATGATATGGGTTTCTTCCTCGGTACGCACCATACGCGCCAGCAAAAACGGCAGGTCTTGAAGTAAGTAATCTACCTGTTCCTCTCGCTAAGCCACCAGCAAACTCCCTAGCAGTCATTTTTGGTGCAACTCTATCAACTGTTTTTCCAGCAGCT